TTTGATTCCGCTTATCGTGATTATTTTAATCCAATATTTAAAGGTGTTTGTTTAAAATATGCAGATGGGGATAAAGACAAGGCTAAAGATTTTTGTCAGGATGGTTTTGTAAAAGCTTTTAGCCAATTAGATAAATTTGATGGTACTCAAGAAAATATTGGTGGTTGGATTGCTAGAGTTGTTAGAAACAACACAATAGACACAATTAGAAAACAAAAAGGTAAAAAGGTTTCAGATTTTGATTTTGATAGGTATGATAGTGAAGAAGAGGAATACGATGATAGATATATGGGACTATATGATGATAATGATATAAGAAATGCTATTTTAGAATTACCGAAAAAACAGCAAGAGGTTTTTAATTTATATTACTTTGATAATTTACAACACGATGAAATCGCTGATAAATTAGGTATTAATATTGGGACTTCTAAATCACAATTACATAAGGCTAAAAAAAATCTTAAAAATGAATTAGAAAAAATAAAGGAGGCTTAACCTCCTTTATCGATTACTAAAAGGGGGATTCCCTTCCAACTCCACCACCTTATTTTTCTAAACAAGGAAAACTATTCTCTTATCATCCAAAAATAATAATTTGTTTGATTTCCAGACCCAACTGTTATGTCAGTAAATTTTAATCCATTTATGTTACCTATATTTAGATTTCCTTGATATATTGTTCCACTAATATTTCCAAATGGTGTGTAATTTAATGTTAGATTAAATGCTGATGCTGTTGGGTAAAATGAGTATGGTGATTCAAACCCATTATAAGTATATGTAGTTAAATCTAAAAAACTAATTGTGTCATTTAACTGAAATATTTCACCAAATTCACCAACTCTATATTGTGTTATTACCCAAGTTTGTCCCACTAAGCTATAAGCTGAATCAATTTCTAGTGTGTCGGTTATTATTGGCTCAGGTTGATTTGGTGGTCCAATAACTTCTTTTTGACAAGATGTTATTGATAAAGCTAATAAAAATATAAAAAATAAATATCTCATAATTACTTAGTTGCTAATGCTTCAATTTTACTTCTAACTTGTTCTGTGATTGTTAGTTCTTTTGTGTTTGTAACAACAATCGAATCTCTTAAAGTGTTTGCCGGAATGTTAACAAAAAAAGTATCACCATTAAAAAATGTCAAATTATCTTTTAACTCAATACTTGCGTGTACCATCTTCAAGAAAAGTTTAAATTGTGTTTGATCCATAAAAGTTTCATTTATAAGTTCTCCAAACTTTTCATTCATTACTCTAATATTGTATCCTGTTTTAATCATAATACAAATATAAGTAAATTATTTTAATTAAACAAAAAACCCATAAAAATTTTCTAGAAATTTATGGGTTTTAGTATTCTAAACCATTTTTTTTAAGAAGAAGGTTGATTTAGTTTTTTGTGTACTATATAAATATAGGTTTTTTTTAAAAAAAACAAATTTTATTATAAATTATTAATAATTTTACTTAATTGTCTATTGTTTTTACTAGTTGGTAATGTTTTTTTTGTGAAATATTTACATGCTGTGTGTTCATGTCCATCTTCAGCTAACTCTAAATCTGGTATATATTTTTTATCACAATCAGATAAAAATACATATACAATGCCTTTTTTTGTCGTTCCATCAGTTTTGTATTTATTTATTAACCCAACTAGTTCTAAATTTTTTGGTAACTCTATGTTTGTTTCTTCTTCAAACTCTCGATAAGCAGCGTTAAGTTGTGATTCTCCATCTTCTATATGACCTGATGGTAGAGACCACTCGTTTGGGAATGATTTGTCTGGTGATCTTTTACATAATAAAAATTCATTTTTTACTTTTAGTATTACACCAGAATATGTTTTAAATTTACCCATAATAGTATATTTATATAAATATGGAGATAAACATAAATAATAATTTATTCAAAGTAACACCGGTTATTACGGATAAAGACATACAGAATGGTATGATGGGTAAAAAGTTTAATAATGACTTTGATGGTATGTTGTTTGTTTTGGATCCTGGTGAACACTCCTTTTGGATGAAAGATTGTATTACATCTTTAGATATTATCTTCATAAAAGATTTAAAAATTAATAAAATTCATAGTAATTGTCCTCCATGTAGAGAAGATAATTGTCCTAGATATAGTGGTGTTGCTGATTTAATTTTAGAAATAAATGGTGGTGATTGTGAAAAATATGACATAAAAGAGGGTGACTCTGTTTTTATAACAGATTAGTCTTTTAATGTATTAATGTGGTGCTCTAAATACCATAAAGCTTTTTCTAAATCTTCGATTTCTTTTTCTTTATTTTTTTTACCCGCTCTTGATATATACTTTACTGTATTACCTAAAGAAAAATTTAAATCCCAGGCGTCAATTACTTTTATTGCTTCATATGTATTGTCTTCACCACCATAATGTTTTGGGTGATTTACTTGTTCTTTAGATTTCTTTGTTTTCAACTTCTTCATTCTCTTTAATTAATCTTTTTTGATATAGATAAGATAATAACTTTCTTTTAAAAAGTGGTAGTAATGTTTCTTCAATTGGAAATTCGCCTCTACTTACCATCTCAATTACCGGTAGTTTTGATTTGTCTTCTCTAGTTACATTCTCATTTATTATTTTTGGGACTGTTAATTTATTTGTTTCATCACAATAAATGAGTTTTGTTACTATTTTATTTTCACTCGCTCCTCTTGCTGCTGGTTTTTCTGTATACTCCCATAGATAAATTTTCTTTTCCTTTTTATCTTTAAAGTAAAAAAATCCATCTATTGATGTTATATTTTTTTTATTCTTCTTTACAACTAAGTGTACACTATCAAATACTAATTCCCATACTGATTTGGCAATGCTAAAATATTCCATAAGTCTTGGTAATGAATATCCTAATATTTTAACAAATTCAAGATACTCCTCTTTTGACATCTGTGGTAGTTCTTTTAACTTAAGGTCTTTTACTAATAATTCATCATCAGGTGTTTTAAACCTTTTATCAGTATATAACATTTTTTTATCCCTAAGTAATGTTTGTGCGTTTGCTAAGTGTAATGAAAGCTCTATGAATCCTGGGTATAACTCCATATTGTCGAGTCTTTCGCCCATTTTTTGAAAATAAGATAGTAGCTTATACTCTTTGTGTTCCCGGTCTATGGGTTTTTCGAACATCCAATCTGTGTCCATTAAAAATTCTATCTTTTTCTTTTTTCTCATTTAATTTAAAAATAACCATATAATATAATCTGTAAATATTATTTATGCGTCTATTCTCATAATAATGTAATAATCATTACCATATCTAACACTTTCATATGTTCCATCATATGAATTTAGAGTGTCTCCGTAATCACCATCACGAACTAATGCGTCTAGTAAATCATCTTTATCTATATAACTATTAATATCCATTCCCATCTCACTTATCCACTCTGCTGGGTCACGTCTTACATGGTCATCTAGATAATCTTCTATTGCTTGTTCTATATCTTCTTCACTATAATCACCTTCTGGAAAATCTTTAATCTCTTCTATTTCACTTTCAAGTTGGTCAATTTCATCTTGGGTTTCCTGGATTTCATCTTCATCTTCTAGTTCAATTAACCTATCTTCTAATTCCCAAATTTCACCTTGTAATCTTTCTACCTCTTCTTCTTGGGATGATGATAATTCTGTTCTTTCAACACCATAACTTTCTGGTGAATCTCGAACCCAATCTTCAACAGTATATCTTGCGTCATCTACAACAGCTTCTTCATCAATATAATATGATAAATAATCACTACTCATATAGCTTTCAGGGTAATCAATCCATTCTTGGTAATAATCTCTCATTGACTCTTCGACTTCATCTTCTGTTCCAATTGCATATCTAGATCCGTCCTCTAGTAATTCAAATTCATCCATTTCATAAAAACGACCACTAGGATATAAATAATATACATCAAATTTACCATCTAAAAGGTCACTTAATTCATCTTCTAAATCATCAATTTGGTCTTGTATTTCATCTGTATATTCTTCATCGTCTTCTAGTCTTTTTATTTCTT